CGCTGTTATCCACCTTGAAGATCCCGCCAGTCTTTGTGTTCTTGACAAATTCCTTCGCCGCAAAATAGTGCAAACGAATATCTGCGGCCGAGGCGCATCCGAACGCAAATGCAATCTTCTTCTTGGCTGAAATAGCCGCCTTCGCCAATGCAACGCCTACATGCCTGGCAGCACACACGAAGATGATACGGTGTGTCTCAGAGAGCCCAATTGGTGAAAGTGTTTTACCTGTGCCGGTAGGTGCCATATAAAGCACAAGCTTGGGATTCTTGTTCTTGCAGACTGTAAAGATCTCCTTTTGGTGCTCATAAAGCTCCATATCTGCGTACTTCAGCAAACTAGAGTTCCGCTCGATGAAATCAACTGCATTGTCCATAATGACGGACATGTCGATATCATCTGCAAACATGTCTAATACTTTCTTGGTCAAATCGCTGATGTGGCGATTGATTCCGGTAACTGAATTTCGGGCCAATTTATAGAGTGTGTAGTAGTGGAATCCAAAGAGACGCTGATTCGGTTCCGTAAATTTATATTGGCATACTTTCTCAATATGTCCAATGAGGACATTCTCATAAATATCTTGCTTCTTCAGCGTAGCATCATCATTTCGTTCCAACCGAATTTTATCAGCGCTCTTGATTTGGATATTGGCATCAACTTTGATGCACTTGTATGGGGAACCTTTCATAAGCAACGATTCAATTTTATCAATTGCGGTCTTGAAATATTTCGTGAATAGGTAATCCTCCATCTTTATGCTGTATTCTATCTTTAAGAAGGTAAAGATAGAATTATGATGATTCAGCTTCAAATTTACATTGTGTGAGCCTTGGACGATTAGATCCAAAACATCCTTCTCTTGTTGAGATACTGGGACCTCGATGGAATCCCACTCCGACTTGTTGAGTTTGCGCTGCTTTAAATCCATTTTTATAGATAAGTTATAGTTGTCTTTTTATATGGATATCAATTCATATATTCGTGTTCAATTTTTTTAGTAAGTTAAAAATCGACCACTTGTTATAAATCCAGAAATACCAATCAGATCAATATTGTTTATCATTTCATTTGGAACATTTCTGAAAATATGGTGCTCAATGTCACCTCCCATCTGAAGTATGCTATCAATTACAAATTCCATTCTATTGTGCAAATAGTCTGTCATCTTAGAAGGAAATGCAAATAGTGATGTGATTGAACAAATATCTGGGTTTGGCGATATATAATTGACATTGTAATGACTATCATTTGGATCGTTTTTCGTATCAACTTGACGACAATTCAATTTATTATCATCAAATTTTGTAATGTCAAAATTGTTATCCAACAAGTATCTACCAGAGATTTTAAATACTAGATGGTTTCTCTCGTATGTAATGCTTCTATATAATGTAGATGATAGAAATGTTCGTAAAATGTTCGCCTCTCCGATACTTTTCGAGTCGCTAAGAATTGTGTTATCGACATAATACATTGTCACGCCTTCGAATACAATTGGTGTATTACTATGAGATGCTTCAACGACAACAATTATTGCAAATGGCAGTCTTGACCTAATACTATAAATTGTGTTTAATGTTTGTTTATATCGTTCATCCGTTGTAAAAGCTGAAACATAGTTATCTCTTACTTTCACAAGTGATGTAATAATAAATAATATATTTTTACTGTTGGGATCCATTAATTATTTTATTTATTTATTATTAGATTTCATTTTTCTAAATTCATTCCTGCAATAAATTGTTAAATATGCAATAGCGAGGCCAAGTATAGAACCCGCAAGCAACTGCAAAAATGTATGGTTTTTAAAGCAATATCTCTGGAAAACAGTAAGTCCAAACAGTGCAAGCGATTCCTTCAATCGTTTCCCTGAAAGTAAATAAGAATACGCTAGTGAAAACGCAGTTAATTGGGCGTGACCAGATGGCATCCCATTTGCGTGAATATTAATATGTTCATTGGCTAAAAATGGGAACGAGTCTTTAGGTCTAGGATCGTTAATATAATCTTTCAATATATGACGATTTAACCACCCTGACAATAAAAATACGGAAATAAAAATCAGAACATCCGTCGGAGAATTCAAATACGACATATAAATAGCATATGTCGCAGATATTTGCCATCCAAAAAATCCAATTCCCCAGAAAAAATCTTTAAAATTTCTGTATAAATCTAATATATTATTTACGATTTCGCTCTTCATTATATATAGATGTGAAAAAATTTTTATGCGTGTATTTATAGTATTCCTACATCCGTATAAATCTTAAATAGACAATCGGCAAACATTTTCTTTATCAATTCATCAACGCCTTTATCGAATTCTGTTCGAATTGTCCAACCAAGCTCCTTCACCTTTTCATTACTGATATAATATCTCTTATCGTTGAATGGGCGATCATTGATATAAGTGATCCATTTATCACTGTCAATAACTCCTTTTGTTTTTCGAATCAACATTTGGGCGATTTGAAGAACAGTGTATTCGTCGTGTTCATCACTTCCAATGTTGTATATTTCTCCAATGACGCCTTTCTCAAGAATGAGTGCAAGCGCCGAACATACATCATTCACATGCAAAAACGCTCGCACATTTGATCCATCACCTTGAATCGTAACCGGCTTATTTTCAAACAATTGCTTGATGAACAACGGAATGAGTTTTTCTGGGTATTGGTTGGGTCCATATACATTATTTCCTCGTGTAATTATGATTGGCATTTGAAATGAATGATAGTATGATTTCGCAATCAGTTCGGCAGCCGCCTTTGACGCCGCGTACGGATTCGTCGGACACAGAATTGATTCCTCGCTCTTTTTGCATTCGTTCTCTTCAAGCATAGATTCGCCGTATACTTCGTCTGTTGAAATGTGTATGAAGCGCTCAATCTTTCCATATCTCCTGGCACACTCAAGCAGTGTGTGCGTTCCAACCACATTATCGTTCGTGTATTGAAGGGAGTCTTCAAAGGAGTTTTGGACATGAGATTGTGCTGCAAAATGAATAACAGTGTCGATTGAATAGCATTCCAAAACATGACGCACTAAATCAAACGAACATAAATTTCCCTTTATCAGTTTATATCTGGACGAGTTTCGTATATGTTCGGCAACATTGGTCTCATTGGCGCAATAATACATGGCGTCGAAATTAACTATATTGCATTTAGAACTTTCGAAAAATTTATTTATAAAATTGGACCCAATGAATCCACATCCACCAGTAATTAATATGTTTTTCATTATAGACATATTAATACAAATCGTTTAATTTGATATTTATTGTAAAATATTATTTTAGTGATTGTTCGCCATCTTTGTCAAAACTTCACGCACAGAGTCCTTGATATTCTTCACACGGTTGTTTGTTAGGCGTTCTAATACATTCGTGTCGAGACAGTTGTTTGAACGCTTGGAAGCGAGAATTTGATTTTGATCTTCAATTGTGAAATTGTTCCAGGCGAATGACGGATCAATAATCTCTTTATACATAGTCAGGATTTCGTTGTGCGTTATGAGTCCGGGATTGGTTAAATTGACAGTGCCAACCTTGTTTTGTAGCGCCAATTCTATCATCACCGGCAAGAGTTCATTCAAAACTGTCATCGAATTCGGGATAGAACATACCTTGGCATAATTAGTGATCTTGGTTACAAAATTACGATCGTTAAATTCATCGGTGATCGGCATTCGAATCCGGACATTGAGTGTTGAACCATCATTCAGCAAATGCATCAACTGATCCGTGTATCCCTTAACGATTGAGTAGGAAGACCCAAAGAAGTTGGGTTTGTCTGTCTCTAGAAATCCGGTGGTTTCATCGCCAAACAAGTGCGTGTCATCATCATAATCAAAAATGCATCCCGTTCCCAAATATGTGAAATGGATATTTCGCTGTTTGCATATTTCCGCCAATAGCAGCGGAGCGAACAAGTTGTCGCGCATATTTTCAACCAGTTTTCCAGGCTTCTCCAAGTAGTCGATCGTTCCTATCTTGACGCCTTCGT